TGATAATCATCTCGCTTCCAAACATTCTCCTTCTCATTCTTCTTGAAGTAAGTATCTGGAACAGACATGTTGCTACCTTGCACAGACCAGTTACACATTTTGCGATAAGCAATCCATGCCGAAACAGTCGCAGTAAGCCCCAGCAACAATTTACGCCAACGAGCTGGTGTCATTGTACGCTCAATAAAGACCCCAACAAATGAAAAGAAGGTGCGAGCCATCTCCGATGGTGGCACAAAATCCATGATGACGTGCTTAATCACAGTACGAACAATGGTAAATGAAACGAACCAGTCAGCCGTACGACGCACAATGCTGTGACGAATGTACAATTTCAAGACAGTCGTGATACACAAGCAGTAACCTTCTGCACGCGTGTCTCACAACGTGGCTTCTGACGTTCAACCACTTCGTTCAAGATATCAGCATAATCGACTTGCGAAACAGCCTGCACCTCAGGCGTCTTACGGATCGAAACAGGGGAAACATGATCTCGCACAAATACGCCGTCACGGTAGAATGTGGTGTGACACATATAACTCTTACCGTTAAACGTGTAGTTCTTGCGCTCCAAAATGGGTCCATCCTCATAGTCCAGCTCAAAATTCTGACCAAACTCGTATCCTTCTGGGATCACAAACTCATTGTGAGCCTGAACACAAGTGCACTTTGGTGTGGAACGGTTGCACAACTGGCACAGTTCAATATCCTTCATGCGACAATCATCAACCATTGCCTTGGCTTGAATAGCATCGAAAGTCTTGCACACTGGACCAAACCAATCAAGAAAGTCCTGAGTGTTGCTAAACACTTTCACATTTTCAAAACTAGCCATTGCCCTGTTACCGGCTTTACCAGCAGGAATGACTTTATCCACGGATATGGTCCAGAAATCTGGCCAATCCCCATCCAATGCTTTCATCTTCAATGGATCAATCATTCCAGGGGCATCAGCACGCTCAAATTCCGGCCTGGGAGTCACTGTGATCACCCAAGGTAACCGGCGTTGAACCGCAAGGGGACAAGCGAAGTAATTGCTCGCATTCATGTCTTTCGTGTTTGTTGAGGCAACCACTAGTCGAGCACGAACAGGAGTTTTTCCTTTATCAGCAAGATCAGCTTGATTGGGTACAAGCGGGACATTGTTAACGAGGGCAATCAATTCCAAAAGCGAAAGATCCTCAGTTGCTTTGGCTGGGTTCAAGAAACCAACATCATCCAGGAAGATACACCAAACTTGAGATGAGAAACCAGACCAAAATGGATCAGTTGGGTTTCGCACGAACTTGTAATCATCACCAGTAGGCAAATTCATCAGCTTTCCATAGTAGTAGAACAACATCTTCTGAAACATGGATTTAGCCACACTCGATTCGCCATGCAATAAGACCGCAAACGGAGCGCGACGCTCTTGCTGAGCAGACTTCTTGGTCAAAACTGAAGCTTCAATCATCAAAATCTCATGGAGCATGAACTTGGCAGCCTTCAATTCAGACTTCAAATCGCGAGATGCAAACTTGACAATCGCATGTCCTTCTTCAATGCACTTTGATCTGAGCAACAAATGTGAAGTAGTCAGTTCCCTGGGCTTCTAAATTTCCAATGCTGTAAGCTTTGCGCTTAACATCAAGACACTTATCAAACCAAGCCGCGTAAGTCTTTGGTCCGTGAAGAAACACAGACCACTCTCCAGTACGGGCAAACATGAGACCACGTTGCAGTGTGAACGAAAGAGTATCCACAACACAATAAAGAAAATCGGCGTGGTTGATAGATTCATTCATGTCAGCCGAACGCTTCAAATTCTTCTCTGTAGGCTTAACTCCAATGCAGGAAAAAACCCCAAATGAGACTAAATACTTCATCAACTTCAAGTACTTCTTCCCAATCACGGTTTCTTTGCTTTCTTCCCACTTACCCATCATATCACGAAATGAGGTGACATGATCTTCAAGGGCTTGAATCTGGGGTCCATCTTCAGCAAACAAAGTATCAACAAGTGTCGTGATGTTAGCCATAGCATCAGCAACCAAAGCGTGAGACGTGCGCAATTTGACAAAGACTAGCACAGCCAGCATGATATCTGTCTTGGCTCGTGCGCGTGAAAGCAGCATCATGAACACAAGGATATCTTCCATCATCTTGACAAAGTCCGTGTCAAATGCATTGTCCAAGGTGCGAACAAACGATTGAGCCATAGCCATGTAATCATTACTGGCTTGGACTTCCAAACGAACTTTCTCAAACTGCTCTTCAGCACGTTCTTCCAGAGATCGTTCTTTGCGCACAGCAACCTTACGTTGACGATCGGTTGGTGCATACTCGTGGGACAAACGAGTAAATGTGTTTAACTTGCGTGAACGCGCCTTCTTGCGCGCACACCAAGTATCAACAACATTGGGGTAAAAATCACCTCCAACAAGCATGCCAGCAGGCGCACCTCCACAGAGGGCACCTGAGACTTCTAAGTGAAGGGTATCACCATCCCTGATTCCGTATTCGACAAGACCGACCGCTCGGTCAGCCAAAAGTCGGCCACGGTAGGTAACCGCAATCTTGAAATGATTGCGGCACCAGCTCGGGCCTTGCAACTTAGCAAGGCGTTCCCGAACTAAAGCATAGACTTCATGCACAGTAAAAAACGTGTGTACTGTACGTGTAAGTCCTTTTTGGATGTACACTCTCACAATGGGAGAGCGGGTGACGGTAACAGGCTTAACCTGACTTCGTCTGATGGGGACACAATCGGTGTCACTACCTAACATAACATGGGGGGCTACTTTCGCTAATCTCAAACCTCTTGCAAACTGGATTGTATTCATAGTGGATTCACCGGAGTCGTTCGCCTGAAAGGGAAGCTAGTCCTAGAACTTCTTCCTTGCAGCGTTTTGTCAGTACCATGAGAACTCCTCGTATGGTACTCTAGCTATCTACTCTCATATTCACTGTTAGACCTAGGCTAACCTACATTGCGTGGTGATCGTTGCACAACAATGTAATTGGTTACTCGGAATGTCAGAGAGTTTCTGGAGCATATTCGCACGGAGCGCTTCGAACGTTGCATTTTATAATGCACAATAAGCACATAGACCTGAATGTGGCAGTTTCGGAGGGGTTTCATTTCCTCCTAATAATGCACAATCTATGCGACTTATACCTTCTTCCTCAAACGGTAAGTATTGATAAACCGTTGTATGCCATCATGGCATGGGTTGTACGACATTATATCGTAGGGAGGGGGACGCCGCTAAGGCGTAAAACAAACGAGCACATGACTCATTCGTTACCCATTCAGTACTTTACTGAATATAGACAAATATGAAACATTGGTTGTTTAATTTATTACTTTGCGCCAACACGGCGCGCACACGGTTTAGTATTAAACCGCAAAATTTAGAAGAGAGGCCACAAGGGCCAAACGACTAACTAAGATATGTCAAATGTGAGCTAATTCATAGACGTGGAACAACTTTCTTTACAACAGAGCAGCATTCTATGTTACTGTCTCCAATAGGATTCGTTGAAAAGACGTTATTGATCTACAAAAATCGAGCTTGAACAAACTTTCGTTTCGTCATATATGCAGAGGTGGGGAATAC